TAATTAAAATTGTTTGAGATCCAGTAGTAATAACTTCAGCAATAACGCCTGCGCCTGGCAAAGGATCCTCTCCTTCTAATCTCGATGTATCGTTTGTTCTAGCAGTAGAGCTAGAATATAGTCTTATCCACGCGGCATGAGTAGAAGTAATTTTATAAAGCACATATCCTTTAAACCCAACAATTGTAATATTTCCTCTGGCTCCATTTGCTAAACTGCTTGTAGTTGCGTTTCTACTTACACGTGAAGATGCTAACCCGTCTGCTCCAGCAGGTCCAGTAGCGCCAGTAGCGCCAGTTGCCCCAGTAGCACCGGTAGGTCCCGCAGGACCAGTAGGTCCAGTAGGTCCAGTAGGACCTTGTGGGCCAACAATTTGACCAGCATTATCCCATCCACCTGCTACTGAACGTACATATAAATTACCTCCACCCTCTGTAACAATCCAAGCATCACCTGGTTGCGGGTTAAGTACTGTTTCTAAATTTGCTATAAGTGCAAGAGTACCTTGAAATCTAATACCAACTCCTTGTGGTCCAGCAGGTCCAACATTACCTTGTGGTCCAGCAGGTCCAGTAGGTCCAGTAGGCCCGGGTACTGTTGATGCTGCTCCTTGAGGTCCGGTAGGCCCCGCAGGTCCGGTAGGCCCCGCAGGTCCAGTCGCTCCTTGTGGTCCAGCAGGTCCAGTAGGTCCAGTAGGTCCCGCAGGTCCAGTAGGTCCCGCAGGCCCAGGTACGGTAGAAGCTGCACCAGTAGGTCCCGCAGGTCCAGTAGGTCCCGCAGGTCCAGGAGCTCCGCGTTCGCCAGCAAGTCCTGTAGGTCCAGGTGTGCCATCAGCCGGAATAAATTTTCCAATTGCTGAAATATATTGTAAAGTTTGTCCGTTCGCTGGTGGATTTGAAAAATCTATTGAAAACAATAAATTTTGAGTATTTCCTAACTGTGAATAAATTTCATCAAAGTTTGAATTAATTTTACTAGCACCTTGCCGTAAAGAATCTCCACTTCCAGTATTTGCTCCGGTACCTATATTAAGATTTTGTTTTGCCATACTACTTATTATCCTTGATCAAATGTTATAAAACTGTTATCAAAAAATATTGAATTACTATCAAAAGAATTTATGAATACTGGAGCTGAGTCAAATATTGGACTGGATGTCTCAAGATTATTGATTATATTACGTTGCGGAAATGCAAGGTATTTATCTTCAATGGCATTGTCTAAAATGTCTATTACATATCGATCCGCATGAAAGTCAATGGTTTTAAAATCAAACCCACTGGCTTTTATTTTTGATAAAACAGTTAATGCACTACCTGGAACACAATAACATAATGGTAATGCGTTTGTATATCCTGGTTCTACAAAACTACTAGGCTGAATGCTTCGCATCCACAAAGGTAAAAATTCTCGATCTCGCTCACCGACATTAGATAATCGTGTGCGCATGTTTCTAATAGAATTAGGAAACACACGTTGATGATCACTATCGCTAACAAACGGAATATCGCTATCAACTCGAATAGAGTCATAACTGATCAATACCTTGCTTTTAATAGTATCTGACAACTCAACAGTTGCCTTGATACTTTTTTTATTTTTTTCATACTCGTCTATAACATCTACATATATTACTTCATATACGACGTTTTGTGTAACTGGATCTTTGGCCTGAGCAATTTTTACATCGCCAAAATATATTCTCTTACGATAATGATTTCGACTCATAGCCTGTACATACTTGACAGCTTCTACGCTTTCAATACCAGCAAATATTAAAATTTTAAGACTGGTTTGAATTCCAAAATTTGGATCGCCATATCGATATAAATCATCGGGTCTAAAGATAGTAGCATCAGTGATAAAATCATACCAATCTAATCTTTTGGTTTTATTTTGAAATGCTTTGATGTAAAGGTTGGCAAACGTTTTTGTGTTGTCTGCTACTACAGTAAGAAAGAATGTTTTGTTTACATTGGCAAAGTTTACTGAATCTCTGGCTTTGATTGTAAATGTAAATTTTTTATCAAAAGAAGTGGCATTTCCATCAAAGCTGTCTGTAAAGCTTCTTGACGGAGTCGAACTATCTTCTTCAGGAGCAAGACTGTCTGTGCGTTCAAAAAATCTAGTTAGGCCTGGACCTGTATCATCGGCAAATTGTTTTACCTTGCCTTGTATAATACCTGTGGGTAAAAACTCTAGTCCCGGAGGTAATTTACCACTGACATACTCATAGCCAATTCGGCCGCCGTAGAGCAGACTTTCTGCTTCTATATATTTTTGACTGGCTTGGTTTGGTTTGATTGTACCTAAATCGCTGTCGCTTATCCAATTGACTGCACTGTCGATCTCACCAATAATTTCTACAGTGAATGTTTTGTTTGCTGATGAAACCCCAACTGTCCAATACTCGGTGTCTGTGGGCAATCTGTTGCGATGATCAATGTTACAAATATACAGTGATCCATCAAATATCACAGCATCGTTTTTAAAATAATTTACAGTAGAGTTCCATGCGCCTTTTAACGAATACAGTGTATAGGCCAAACTAGCTGGGAAGTTTACAGCTCGCATGGTGAATGTATAAGTTTTACTTACTCGAGCTTGATAAGGAACTGATCCAGCGATCTCGCCAGTGATACTATCCAGGGTCATACCAGGCGGTATTTCGCTGACACTACCATCTGGATTAGTCGGCAATAAGAAATATGTTATTGTGCCAGTTAGTGTAGGCGGATCATAGACATCTAAAAATATTGTTACATAGTTGTTGGCTCTGAATCTGCCAAGATTTGATTCGGTAATCCATATAGGAGTTCTATTACTACTAGCATCAGAAGTAAATAAATTAGTATCAACTTGTACTATTGAATTGTCAGCTTGTAAGAATTCTTCAGTGACTACATAGATCTTAAACAATCTAGTTTCTGTATATACTCCATCAGTTACAGCTACTATAAATGTATAGATTCTGCTCAGTCGTCGAGGAGTACGACTAGGCTCATTGTAGTCAAAGGTTTGTGTGTCATAGAAAAATGTGTCAAAGCCATTGGATCGTACTTCAACAAAATCTAAAGGAGTAACATCCATTGGGGTAGTGTCATATCCGCCAAACGGATCTCGTAAATATTCTAGTGCAAATATAGGATCGGTAAATCCAGAAATTAATCCACTTTTACTAAGACTAAGTCCTGGAGGCAATAACCCACCGTTGGGCATTAGATAAAACTCTAAACTGCCACCTAGTATAAGATCTGGATCACGAGCCTCGAGTTGAAAATTAACTTGAGCATTATCTAATACAAAATATGCTTCGGCCGGTCCTACATTTAGGAATCCTTCCTGAGTAAGCCACACCGGAACATCACTACCATCGACAGCAATAGTAAATGTACGATCCTCTATATCGGTGCCGTCACTGGCACGTATAACAAATTTACTTTCTGTATATACTTTGACTTCTGTAGGAGACCCAGTAATGTTTCCGTTAGATAATCTTAGACCTCGAGGTAAACTTCCAGCAATTAAAGAATATGTTATTTCTCCGACGTTAGACGAAGCTTCTAGAGGTATATCAACAATAACACGTTCTGTTAGTAATCCCAGGCTGCCTGCAGGAGTTATCCAGGTTATCATTAAATCAATTCCTTAAACAATAGTACCGCAGTCTAGGTCAAAGCGTCCTGGAAGAGTGATAGTACCAAAGTCCATGTTTGAAGTCGAATACAGTGCCTGCAAAGAATTATTTAAACTTCCTGTAATTTTTCCAAAGTCATAGGATGTTAAAATATCGGTCACAGGAATAATAGTTTTAAATGAAATTGTAGATCCAAATGCTGTAACTTCGATATCTTTTCTGCTGGTAGTAGATTCAGGCGCAGCAGTTCCGCCAAAGGTTAAATTTTGATTTGAACTGGCCAATACTACCCCAGAATCGGTATCAACCCTAATAAATGCATCAGGCGCAGTGCTGTTAAAAATAATGGTATTGCCTGTGTCGTCTAATAACATCTTAGTTCCCGACACTAATTTTTTAAACTGTAATTCGGCACCTACTTTATCTTTAAAAACACCTGTACCGTTAATTCCTAGATTGACTGCAGTAACAGTTAACTGTGCTGATAACTCACTGAAGTTAGCATTTACCTTTTGAAACGCTGACCGTAGATCATCTCCTAACCCGTCGTTTACTTGATTACCTATGTTGATTAGTTGTATTGTCATAATGCGCTCTCTTTAGTATATTTAGCGTTAAATAGAATTCATATGCTGGACAACAAAATACACGCAGATAATTATTGGACTATCCTAAAATGGCTTGCGGTAAGTGCGATACCTGACATAAACTACGAGATCGGGGCATTATTACCTAAAGTTAAATCCCACCGAGATTCTAAAATCCGTGCTGTGATTTTTCAATACCCTGTGTGCTAGATTACCCGAAAACAATAAGAAATCGCCCACCGAGGGTTGAAAAACTTGATGTTCACCCTGTTGTTTAAACTCTATGCCTCCAGAATTCTTCGGAGTCTGTATGTATAATACACCAGCCCACTTATAGGGATTGTGTGTATGCCACCGATATTCGTCACCTGGAGCCCCACAGTTAAACCACCATTCGTCTATGGTTAAGTCACCTATTGACTCTACTACTCTGCCGAATGTTGCCGCAAACCAAGGA